GCAACTATTGTGCCGTGGTCTTCAGCATCAGTTCCATCTGGATTTTTAGAATGTAATGGGTCAGCTGTTTCAAGAACAACTTATGCAACTTTATTTGGAATCGTAGGTACGACTTATGGTGCAGGTGATGGTTCAACTACTTTTAACGTTCCTGATTTACAAGACAACGTACCGGTTGGAAAATCAAATAACAAATCTTTAGCATCAACTGGTGGAGCAAATACAGTAGCAGTAACAGCAAGTGGAAACGTTGGTGGATCTACAGCCAATGCAACTTTATCAACTGCGCAACTTGCTTCTCACTCTCACAGTATCACTTTTTATAACCCTCAGAACCCAGGGAGCAATCCTACTACACCATCAGCTAGTGGTTCTACTCGTACGGTCAACTCAAACAATACAGGTTCGGGTAGCGGACATTCTCACAACATGAGCGCAACTTTTTCAGGGAACACAGCAAACCCATCTGTGCTGCAACCTTATTTAACAATAATTTACATTATTAAAACTTAGGAGAAAATATGGCAACAAACGCAAATTGGACAGTAGTATTTGAAGACAAATGCATTATTAAAAACCATGATGAAGGTGCTGATGAAGGTGTTGGATACAAAATTAATGAGGACGCTTTTTGGGCAACTACTGCTTTTCAAAATATTTGGGCTATTCAATCAGGTACTTCTAATTCTTCTGATGAAGTAGAACATAGAGATAATACTCCCCACTGCTCTTTAGCTGACGAAGGAATAGATATTCAACAATTTGTCACTAGATGGGACTCAGCTCACTTAGCTCACTTACAAAGTGAGTGGGATGCTAATAATGTTGAAGGCGAAACTGAAGCTGAAAAAATTACTAGAATAGGTGCAAGACCTACTTCTTATTCTTCTTAAAATTATTTTTTATTTCACTAATTTTAATATTTCCAGCGATTGTAATATTATTAGAATTAGGTTTAACCCAATGCTCTAAAAAAGATGGAAAAACTATTATATCTCCTTTTTTTAAATTAGGTTCATAATCTTTATTAAATATTTTATTATCAGAACTTTCCAATAATTTTTTTACTGGTGAATTAAATATAGTGTATGATTTATCTACCTTATAATATATTATAAATGAAAAATCAGTTGGATGAACATGTGATCCTTGATAATCTTTTTTATTATATTTATTTAACCAAATACTATCAACATTAAAGATAAAAGTTTGGCAGTAAGGTTTTAATAAATAACCCAATATACTTGTTAACTCTAAATTTAAATAGTTAATAGAATCCTTATCAAACAATGTAGATCCATTTAAAGTTGTCTTTATATTTGACTCAAAAGTTTTTTTAAAGTTTTTTCCTTTTACTTTAAAATTAGATAAATTTAAATTTTTTGTTGCTACTAAATTAGGAAACAAATTAGTAATTAATACTTTAGTATTGTTAATCATTATCTCAACATCATCCATGAAGTTATTATGTATTTTTCACCAGATAAGGGTGGATTACCTCTATGAACATATGGAAACCCCGCAGGCCAAATAACTATTCTACCTGTTTTAGGTTGTACTCTTTTTGAAAAATGTAAAAACTCTGTTTCTCCTCCTTCTTCAACATCATTTAGATAAATAGAAAAAACGAAAGCTCTAGATTCATTATCAAAACCTTTACCATGTTCAATATGCCAAACATGATACCCTTCTGTTGGTAATGTTTTTTGAATTTTTAAACAAGTAAAATGAAAAGGAACTCCATAAGCATCAGCAGCTCCAGTGTTTTCTATATAATGCTTTAAGGCTATATCAAAATTAAACATCATGGGTTTTAAACTTTCCCACCATATATCTACATTATTGGGTGCTGCAAAATATTGTTGATCTTGTTTTTGTAAAATAGATGCTTTTTCACCACCTATTCTATTTACTGTATTATTAAATTTATTTTGGTCTTCGTACAATTTAATAGCTTTATTACATTCTTCTTTAGTAATGTAATTATCATACACACCAATAAAATTATTTATATTAACTGTTTTTTCCATATTATAAAAAATCATTGGTTTCATATATTTTACCGATCTCCGGAAAATATATAATTTTAAATTTGTTATGACAGTTTGTTAATGTTTTTATTGCATCAGATATAGAGTTAATTAAAGGTTCTCCTGCAAGATTAAAAGATGTATTTAATAATATTGGAACACCGGTTAATTTATAAAATTCATTTATTAAATTATAATAATGAAAATTTTGTTCTTTTTTTAAAGTCTGAATACGACATGTATTATCTATATGAGTAATACCTGGAATGCCTTGTTTTTTTACATTAAAAACGTATGACATAAATGGTGTTTCTTCTTTTGATTTTAAATCAAACCACTCATTTGCATGTTCATGTAAAACAGTTCCTGCAGTCGGTCTAAACGACTCTCTATTTTTTAATAAATTTATTTTATCTTTTGCATATTGATCTCTTGGATCAAATAAAAAAGATCTATTTCCTAAAGCTCTCTTACCTAATTCATTTTTTCCTTGATAAATGGCTACAATATTCCCCTCTGATATAAATTTAGCAACTTGTTTTGGTGTTGTTACAATACCTTTATTTTTAGGAAGATCACTATAATTTGGTAAATCCCCCAAATATAAGTTATTTATTTTTTTAAAATTATTTTTTTCAGAATACCATATGGCTGCTCCCATAGATAAGCCACTATCATCTGCAAATGGATCTACATATAAATTAGGACATATATCAAGTATTTTACTATTTAAAACGGTATTTTGAAAAACTCCACCAGACACACAAATATTTCTTTTTTTATTTTTTAAAACATTAGATAAATAATTTAATACAATTTTTTCTAATTCAGTTTGAACTATTTTACAAATAAATTGTGGATCTTTTTTAATTTTTTTATAATGAATACTATGTAAATCATACAAAGAGCCTTGAATACTACTAAAATGATTAAATTTATTTTTTACAAATAATTTTGTAAAAGGATTTTCATCTTTTACATAAGATGATAATCCCATAACTGATCCTTCTTCTTTAAAATTTAATAGTTTTTTTATTATGGTATACATGTTTCCTAAACTTTGCGTATTTAAAAATACATTTTTATTTTCTACATAATCGTGATCTGATTGAAAAACTTTAAATATTTCTTTAAAACTATTTTTATTAAAAAAATATAAAGAAACTATTTCTGAACATTTTTTATTTTCAAAATAACCATGTGAGCCATTTCCATCTATGGTAAGCACATAAGAATTTTTAAAACCAGAATTAAAAAAAGCAGAACATGCATGAAAAAAATGATGATTGTATTCAAATATAAATTCTGAATATTTTATATTTTCTAAAAGCAATATATTTTTTATTGTACTAGAGAAATATTCTTTTTTTAAAGAAGCAGTATGTACAAAAATAATTTTGTCAAAAACTTTGTTTTGATATTTTTTTAATAAAATAATCCAGTTAGAACTTTTTTTATTTTTATCTAATCTTTCTGCTTCTTGAAAATAAACAATATTACCATTATCTATTTCACATATTGATGCATTATGAGAATCATGGATTGCTAAAATATGAGTCATGTTGTTTTTAAAACATTATCATAAGCATGATGTTTGTAAGGACCATTTTGATTCACGTAATGAAGAAATACTTGAGCCATGCCTTCACCTTTATAAATTCCAGGTCGCCAATGTTCTTGATCACATCCTGCATATAATACTGCATCTCCTTCTTCTAATTCAAACTCAGTTCCTTCAACAACAATTGGCCAGTTATCATATTTTTTAATACAGGCTGTAACAGATATTTCACATGATGGTCTATCAATATGTTTAGCTAATGATCCACCGAAAATATAATATCTCCAATATGCATAAGTAGGAAACAAATTTAATTTAGATTCTCTTTCAACTAATGTTAATTTGACATCTAATATAGCATTCATTAAAGGATCATTATACCATGCAGGTGAAAACGATTGTGTATCTAAATTATAATCTTTATTTTGATCTACTTTATTATAACAATACTTTTGATAAACATTTAATTCTTCTTTTGAAAAGAAATTTTTTATTAATTTTAAATTTACTGCAGCCATGCGACGATACTATACCTTGTTCCTTTCGTAATAGGTTCAATCATATGTGGATACATAAAATTACTTGGAAAAAATACAATAGATCCTTTACCTAGTTTTAATCTTTTTATTTCATTTTCTCTTTGATCTATAAAAATTAAATCACCACCTTCATAATCATCATTTAAATTTATAATAACACTCAAATGTCTTGTTACTGTTGTAAACTGATCTGTATGAATTTCATATTTACCTCCAACATCATATTTTAATAAATCAATTTGATTAATTTTATCACTATTCATTCTAGGAAATTTAACTCTATATAAAATATAAAGTTTTTCTATTTCTTTTTTTATATAATTCCAATAAAATATATTAGTAGGTGTGTTAAAATTTAATTGATATCCATTTACGTTTCTAATATTTATATTTACTCCTTTATAAATTGGTAAATTATTTTTTGCTTTATGGTTTGTCAAAGGTATAATTTTATCTATAAACTCTTGGGAAACTACATTTTTTATCTCGACAATTGCTTCTAAATGATCCATTATATTGTTACTTTCATTCTCTATAAAACTAATATATAAGCTATTATATGCTACAAAAATTAAATTTCAAGCCTGGTTTTAACAAACAAGA